TCACCTGGAATTGGATATTTAATAAAGGGGGTAGGTATTTCTGCAAACCCTAGCTTGATACCTGGAATGTTTACAGACTGAATAAAGAAAGAAGTAGTAGGTAGCTTCTTAATACCAAACTTAAAATTAATTAAAGGAAGAAAGTTAGTATTAGTAATAAAGGAATCGCTCATGATATTCTTTCTCTAGTTATACTATATTTATCCGAACAAAAAAAGAGGGCCCAAAGGCCCTCTCTCGAGTAAGTCCCGTTAACCGGGATCTTATTACATTAGGTTCGATACTAGAACGCGACGATAGAAGACGTTTACGTTCTGCTCGAGAACTGCATTGGCATCAGCTTCTGTCGCGCCCTTGGCGAATGGATTTGGTGCCATGCCATAACGAGTCTTGAAGCCGATACGAGGCTGGAAGTTATCTTCACCAACCGCACGTACCATCTGTAGAGGTACATATGGGCAGTAGAATAGACCGGCATCGAATGCAGATGAACCCTTATAACCAACTGTCATGTAGTTGCCAGATGTGGCATATGGGTCAACATAGACGCGAACGCGGCCATTTAGTACACCGGCGAAAGTATTGCCTGTGTCATCAACCTGTAGGTTGTTGGAGTTTAGAGCAGGGGCATAGTCTAGTACACCGGCCATCTGAAGAGCAGAAGCTACGTCAGAAGAGCAGATCAATATGTTACCCTTACCGCGACGAGTGTCACGAGCAATCTGGTTAGATTCACGCTCGATCTGGAACATTAGACCCTTGAACTTTTCTACCATCCAACGACCGTTTGAATCGGTGTCTAGGTCGAAAGTACCAGCAGTTGTAACGCCAGAGTTGGCACCACGAACGGCTGTTAGGTTTACTGTACGAACAACTTCACGGTTGATTTCGGCCATAATTTCTGTAGAAAGAATATTGGCTAGTTCTGTCTCAGCGTCTAGGCCATGGATTGCCTTTAGGTCCTGAGCAAGTTCTAGTGTATATTCAGCCTTTAGCGCACGTGCCTTAGCTGTTACAGTGACTTTCTCGATTGAGAATGCCATTTCGTTGAACGCTGTGTTGCCAGAAGCGCCGAGCTGTTCTGACTTCGCAGTAGTAGCACCACCACCGAAGTTGAATGTTTCGGAGTTACCTGTTGGGGCTCCAGCATTACCAACGTTACCGTTAGCAAGACCGAGGTTTGTGTTGGCTACGCCCATATAGGCCTGACCAGAGAAACCAGTGTTAGCTTCGTTATAGAAAGCTTCTGTACCGGCTTGGTTGGCATAACGTGAACGCATCGCGAAGATCAAGCCTGTTGGGCCTGTCATTGGCTGTACGCCGCAGATGTCATACGCGATAAGATTTGGCATAGTACGACGAACTAGTGAGATCAATACTGGATCGTAGTTGTCGATAGATGAACCTGTCTGGTTGCCAGGTACACCGGCTTCTAGAAGTGACTGAGGGGCATAACCGCGTGTTTCAGCGAGAGCCTTTTCGGTGTTTTCTAGTAGAACAGCTGTAACTGCGCGACGATGGGAATCACCAATCTTGGGTAGAGCTTCATGCTCTAGAATTGGCTTCCACTTGCTTAGTACTTCTTCATTAAGGTATGAAGTCATTTAACGAGTCTCCTTTAGCTTTAACTTTATTTATAAGTTATACGTTTTTGATTGATTTGGAAATAGCTTGTGCATATACAGCCATTTGCCCGGTTACAGGTGCATTATTTTTGTCTTCACTCAACTCATCAACACCAACTACTTCCTCAGAAACTACGCGTGATGGCCTCTTAGAGAAGTAAGTTTCTTTAATGATAGCAAGCTTGGAAGCGTACTCTTCTGTACTACCATAGGTAATATTTTCAGCTAGAGTTTGTAGCTTTTCTACTTGACTAACAGCGAGACCTTCAGAAACTTCTCTGAAAGTGCGCTCTCTTTCGAGATCTTCATTAACCTTTACAAGGCTAATATTCTTTTCAATTTCTTCGTTTACGCGAGTTTCAAGAGCTTCTACTTTAGCTTCTAGCTCACCAACGAGAGAAACTTCCTCATCAGGAATTGATACATTATTTTCTTGGAAAAGATTCTTTAGACCGGTCATAAAATTCTCGAAGATTTCGAGCTTTAGACCATTTTCTAGAGCAATCTTATTTTCCTGCACCCACTGATCAACAGCGTATGAAAGATATTCGTCTACCTTTTCAGATAGCTCAACCTTATGAGCTTCGACTAGCTCATTAAACTTTACTTCCTGCTCTTCTTCGAGACGAGCAGTTTCTACTTCTAGACGTGCATTAACAGCAGCTTCGAATACTGTCTCAACCTTTGTCTTGAACTCTTCTGTTAGCTCTTCACCATCGAACATATCTTCGACGTCTTCCTTTACAGAAGCTTTCGCCTTAATAGAAGCCTGATTCTGAGCTGTCTTACCAGCAGCGTCGGCGCCAGGAAACTTATTGGGACCGAACTGAGCCATGGCTTGATTGAAAAAGTCGACTAGGTCAGACTTCTTCATGCCATTCATGGCACCCATAACGTCAGCCATCATACCGGCCTTGGACTTACCATCGGCTGGGTTCGAATCAGGCGCTAGAGTGGCCGCAGCAGCTGTTACTTCGTCGAGCTCTGTAACCTGCTCTTCTACTTTCTTTTGTGACTTAGGCATTAATTTTCCTCCGAAATCTTATGTTTATTTATTTGTTTATTAAATTGGAAAGTACTTTATTGAAAAGCTTTAGCTTCTGTTCTTCAGACAAAATCTTACCTGCTTTTCTAGCTTGATGTACTAGTTCTTGTGCTCTCCAACTACCTGATACTGAGTCAAGAACCCACTCAGCACCTTCCATAATGCCACGAACATAAGCATTTGGAGCGGACGGATCTGCTACAATATCTGCTGCAGTAGCAAGATGAAAATCATCTTGTACTTCCATAATACCTTCTCTATTTTCCTTAAGCGAACCCATACCGCGAGAAGACACACCAATACCAGCGCCTTCAGCAAGTAGGTTACGTACAATCATACCATAAGGGGTTTCTAGGATCTTTGCCTTACCAATAAAATTATTACCTTCTTTACAAAGACTCTTAATCATATGCGATACGCGCTCAAGGTTAATATTTGGACCATCTGGATGGCCAAGTTCACCATAAGCGCGATTTGTTTTAATATTACTCTCAGTGTAGCGATTAACTTCATTAGCTAAAACATGTTCGGGGTAAAGACGACCGTTACGGTTCTTGATATTGCCTTGCAAGAAAATACCTTCAATATAGAAAGCTTTCTTACCTGACTCTTCCATTTCAGTAATGAGAGAAACTTCTTCGTTTAATTCGGTAAATAGTTTCATTTTAGCCTCTGAAAGCCGCTTTAGTAGCATATACAGCTACGTTAGCAGCAAGTGTATCTGTTGAATTCTTTTGTACGTATATGTATTGATTAGCGGGAATAGTAAACGTACAAATAGTAACAGTGGAGTTAGCAACTGTTAATACTGCTGCATTGATAGCAGATACAAATACACAAGAAGCATCGTAAACTGTATTAGCAGTTGTTAGCGTAATTTGATTTGCTAAGCCCTTAATTATGTTCATTTTCATCTTCTTCTTTTAGTACTTCTGAACAAAAATCAACACAATAGTCGAAGCTTTCATTTGATAGTGTTAGAGCTGCTTCAAACTTTTCTTGACTCTCTTCATCTAGATTTTCATATACATCAAGTAGAATATCAGCAATTTCTTTATCAATTACCAAACCTTCTTCATTCTCTTCGAAGAAAATTTCTACTTCTTTATCCGTGTCAGATACTAGAGCTAGAATCGAAAGCATGTCATCATACTCAAATGTTTCGTTGATAGACTGTACGTTTGGATCTACGCCTAGTAATGATCTTAGTTCAGATAGTTCAGCTATAATATTTACCTCTTCATCAAGGGCATCCTCATGCTCAACATTATGTCCTTGGCTTTTAAGCTTACTAATATCTTTACTTGATAACATGTGACCATGCTCTAGAGGTACACCAGGCTTAGATGGGTGATTAACGTCTTCTAAACCAGGGCTAATCATTGTTACTCTACCTTCATCATCATGATATATACTACCCGGAGGAATTTTTCTTTCTTCAAGCTCTACCTCTTCTTTATATGCCATTTTAGCAGCTGGAGAGCTACCTTTTTGTCTAGACATATTTGGCATATAAGAAATACCTTTGGCTTTTTTTGTCTTACCTACAGTAATCTTTCCACCTTTTTCAAGATATTTCTTTACCTCATCATCATCTAACTTCTCATCAACCTGCTCGACTTCTTCGTTCATACCCTTTTTGCGCATGTTGACATAGTGGTCATGACCTGGTGTACCTGGTCCACCGTAACCGTGTCTCCAAGCCATAGACCGGAGTTGTTCATCAGACATTTTACTATAATGAGGATGATTAGCAAACTCCTCAGGTCTCATCTTTGAAAGATAGGTTTTTGTCTTGATAGTAGAAGGAGGCATACGAGCCTCATCAACCTGCTCAACTTCTTCATTAGCCTTGGTGTAAACAGTAGTGGGCTCTTTAGGAGGCTCGTATGTGGCTAGCTTCTTGTGCTGCGGGCCAGGTGGCTTGATACGATCATCACGAAATGGCAAACCGTGCTCGTTCTTGACTGGATAGTCGAACGTCTTAATGGTATGCATGTTAATAAACTCTTTCTCATCCTTCGTAGTAGGAGGATAATCGTAGATTTCAGCTACTAATTCCTTAAACTTCTTCATCGGTATCTTCTTCCTTGGGTGTAATGATATTCTGAGCTACTTCATTACGAAGAGAACCGATAGCTTCTGCAGCCTTACGGTTTAAAATATTATTAACAGCATCTACTAACTTAGATGCATCCTGTGTTGTAGCAAATGTTACTACATCAGCTGGTGTACTTTCCATAATAATTACTCCTTATTTACCATATTTAGCGACCTCTAAGGAAATCAGGTAGTTCATCGCCTTGTGGGCTGGAGGCCTGATCACCCTGAGCTGGCGCTTCGCCGTCTTGAGGTGCTTCTGGTTGCTGTGGAGTAGCAGCCTCTTGCTGTGCTAACTGCACTTCACCATCAACCTGTGCTTGCTTAAGTCTTCTTTCAGCAATGACATTAAACTCTTTTTCATTTTGCATGTCAATTTGCTCAATATCTTCATCATGCTGCTTAAGAATAAACCTACGTACATACTCTTCAGAGTAATAACGACCAATCATGGGATCAATTAGATTAGCCATATTGATACGTTCTTTGAGAATCTGATTATCACGAGCTTCTGCAAAGTTATTATCAATTACGAAGTCATATCTAATATTATCTTTAATTGCATCCCAGTCCTCATATGTCATAATATTCTTGAGCATAAGATTTTTTTCAAGAACACTTGTAAATAACATAGAGAAACGAGCTCGTAATCTCTGAATAAACTTAAAGAATTTCATCTCCTCATTGGAAACTTCATTAATGTTACCAGAAGAGAAAGGTGTTTCAGGGTATAGACGTGAAACAGGAATGTTTAGTGATTGATATAGTTTCTTTTGGAAGTATAATACATCTTCCATTACACCTAGATTCTCACCGCCTTTTAGTGTAGTGATTTCAGTACCTCTACCACCTTCACGGCGAGGCATCCAGTAATCTTCAACCATTGTCATAAACTTACGATCGTCCTTAACATCACCAGTCTCGGCGTTGTAAATGAGACGATTCTTATGCTTGACCATCATGTCACGTAGATACTGTTCGGCTTTCATCTTGGGTAGATTGCCAACGTCTACGTAGAAAACTCTACGCTCAGGTGCACGTGAAATACGGTAAATAACAGTAGCATCTTCCATAATACGAAGCTGATTCATGGGCTTCACAGCTTTATGGAGATGTGATAGTACCATCTGACCTGTTCTATCTGTAAGACCAGATGTCAAATATACTATAGAATCTTTTGCAATCTTAACCATCTGACGTGGATTGTAGTCTTTAGTATCAAATCCACTAGTAGAATAGATAAAATAATCAGAAACATTAACTGACTTAATTACTTCATTATCAAGACGAGTAATAATCTTGGGCTTTTTTACTTCTTTTACTTTCTTGATACTACGAGGATCAATGTAACGAAGTTCTTTAATACCTTCTTGAGGAGCCTTTTCATCTACAATAGCATGGTAGAATAGACGGCCATCAATATACCATTGACGGAAGATTTCATAGGCCTTGGCATTAAACTTGAGAAGCTTGATTACATTCTCAAATTCATCTTCAATAATACCTTTAATTTTATCAGAAGCTTCTACATCTGATAAAATAATACCAACGATATGATTTTCAGGGGTAGCGCAGATAGCTTCATTAGTAATCTCATCTACCGCCATCTCAATCTCAGATTGCTGAGCAAGATCGCGATAGCGAGTTACTAAATCGGTTTCGTTTTTAGCTGCGTTGTCAAGATCAACATATGACCCGAAGAAGCCACCAGGGGTAAGTACTACACCACCATCTTCGTCGATAGGAGGCGCAAATGACTGCGCCTCTGATTCGCCTGGTCTCTGTCTTTTGATTTCAAATCCAAATAAACGGGCCAAATTTTATCACTCCAGCAATACTAATATAATTAGGCTTAATTATACGCCACCAGCATTACCTGTGACGCCACCAGATACTTCCCAGTAATCATATTCAAAAGTTACTTGGAAATCTTGAATGGCATTTTCTGCTGACCAATCTAGACCCATTGCGTCTACACTGGTGGGAAAAATGCCGTTAATCTTGTATGTACGAAGAGGAAGACCAGTCTTGGAAAACTGAGTTACTTCAGCTGTCGCTTTATATAGTAGTGGACTTGCAGCACCTAGAGTACGTAAGTTACCCTGAGGTGAATTAATAGCATGTGACCACTGTTCCATAGCATTACGAATCAAGAAGTCTTCGTCATTGATTACTGTTACTGCCCATGCAGCATATCTTCTATTACCAGCAAGCTTAATAATACGACCAAAGTAAGGTACAAGTGTTGTACCTATAGTCGATGCTGGGACAGAAGATGCTCTAACCATGAAAGGCACCTTTAGGTCAGCTACACCATTAACTGGATTTGTGATAGTGACTTGGAAGAGCGAGGCTCTCGCTCCACCAAGCGTAAGTTGCGATCTGATTTCTTCGATATTGAAAGCCATTAGTGCTGTACCTTTTTAATAACGTTAATATTTATTACCCGAACTGGCCTACAATCTCAGAGAATTCTACGCCGGTACGAACCGCTACAAAGTTAAGCTGAATGAAGTTAATGCTCTTCGCTGGCTTAATATAGATATCACCTACAAATTCGTTACGATCAATTACTTCTGGAGTGTTATTTGTTTCATCACAAACAACTCTATAGTCGTAAATGCCGCGGCGACCTTGTACATCACGTAGGAATGGCTCTACTAGATTGCGGAATTGTGCTCTTGTAAATGTATCGTTGAATTCAAAGAGAGTATATTTCGCAGCAGTAGCAATAGCTTTTTCTAGAGTAATGAATAGACGTCTTACGTTAATACGATCGAATGCTGATGGCTTGGCAAGAGCAGTCTTGTCACCATAAAGTAGAGTACCCTGACCTGGGAATGTTACTACTGGATTGATTCCTGCCTTATAAAGAATATCGCGATCAGCTTTACTTGGATTATAAGCGAGCTTTACTGTATTCTTGATAATACCACGATTGAAACCAGCTGGTGAATACCAAGGGTCACGAGTTGTATCTGTACGAACTACTAGACCAGCAATATCACCATTTAGTGGTACATAGCGGTA